ATTACCTAATGTCTTATCTTGGGCCACCACCCGCACGAACACCTGTAACAAGTGCCCAGATTACTGATGCTTCAGTAACTGCTGCTAAACTTGCAACGAATGCTGTTACTACAGTTAAGATTGCAGCCGCTAATGTTACTACGGCAAAGATTACAGATGCTAATGTTACTGCTGCAAAGCTTGCCGCTAGTTCTGCGCTTGTAGGTAGGAACCTCATCCAAAACGGCGCAATGACAGTTGCTCAACGTGGGACGGTGTTTCCGGGACTGGGTGGCGGAAGCGCATACACGCTTGACCGATGGACAACGGCTTGGAGCGCGGGAACGGAACAAGGGCGGTTCCAAGTGACGCAAGACACAGCCGACGCCCCAGCAAATTCGGGGTTCGGCTACAGTCTTAAATCGTCGTGCACAACCGCAGAAAGTTCCATCGCTGCCAACGAATCAATGGTCCTTACACATAAGATCGAAGGCAAAGACGCGCAGCGTCTGAAGTACGGCGATTCGACCGCCGAGGCTGTAACAGTTTCGTTTTGGTTTCGCTCTCCGAAGACAGGGATACATTGCGTGTCCATGTACCAGCGCGATGCTAGTCGGTCAATTGTCACTGAATTTACGATAGCATCCGCCAACACTTTTGAGTTCTTCTCTGTGACTTTTGCTGGAGATACAGGAGGCACGATTAATAACGATACTGGTCCCGCACTAGAATTAAATTTCCCACTCACGGTTGGGTCGAATTATCACGACACTGCTGATGCTTGGGCTGGCGGAACAGGGTTCTCCACGAGCAACCAACAGAACCTCCTCGATTCTGATGCCAATAATATCTACTTCACTGGGGTCCAGATGGAAATCGGCAGTGTTGCCACTGACTTTGAGCATGAGCCTATTAGTGCGACGTTGGCAAAGTGTAAGAGGTACTATGAACGTCACACCTTTGATTCTGTTTCCGGTCAGCAGATTGCGGTTGCGCGTATTCAAACTGCTGCCTCGACAATTCTTGGGTTTAAGTTTGATGTTGAAAAGCGAGTTGATCCTACGTTCACATTTACGGCTGCTGCCACATTCTCGCTTCAATACAATGGCACAACATCGTCTGCTTTAGCGGCCATTTCAGCCGACCACATCACAACAACGCAGTGCCGAATCGTTCCGGGTCTTTCGTCTGGGCTAACTGCTGATGAAGCAGCGATGTGGCAACGGGACGGGACTGACGCTACGTATATGGAAATCAGCGCAGACCTTTAACAACAGGAAAATAAAATGGCATTAGAAAACATTAAATATTCTGACAAAGAAAAAACAGTAGTTTCTGCAACGCAGAATGGAATGCTAATTTTTATTCCTGTATCTGCTGGTAATGCCGACTACGACACTATTATTTCTGAAGAGCTTACGATTGCAGACTACGTAGCTCCTGCTGAAACAATGGATGGCATTAGAGGAAAACGCAACAAGCTTCTAAAAGACACCGACTGGCAAGCAGGAACCGATGTCACAATGTCCGATGCACAAACAGCATACCGAAAAAAGCTCAGGGACTTGCCAGCTACAAATTCTGATCCCACTAAAATTGTCTTTCCAGACGCACCGTAGGAGTTATTAAATAATGGCAGTTTCAAAAGTCGGACCAACAGGGCTATCAAGTGCGGTATTTCAACTTGGTAAGAATGTAGTAGACAACGGTTCTTTCCAAGTATCTCAGAGGGGAACTACAGTAGCAGGAGCATCGTCAGGACGCCAGCTAATTGACAGGTTTCTTTTGGAGCGCAACGGCTCTGCAAGCGCAGCATGGACCTATAGCCAAGAGGACAACGGTGGTATAGGCGGTGCGGCTAAGTGGGCAAAACTACTGGTTACAACGGCAGACGCATCACCGGGTGCAAACGAAGCTAATTCATTTGCGCAAAACATCGAGGCGCAGAATTGCCAAGGGCTGCTTAACACGACTACTGATAAGATAGGGCCTACTATTTTTTCTGCGGATGTGTACTTCCATGCTGATGGAGCCTCGTCGCTGTCCTTTCCTATTAAGGTTTCATGTTTTATTCGGACGTTAGACGGTACCGCGCGGCAGTATGTAACTGACGTTTCGATTACGGCAAATGATACATGGCAGCGAGTAAGCGTTGTTATACCTGCTGATGCGACCGCCACTATCGACAACAATGCTGCGAGCGGTTTGACTGTTGGGTTTGGCCTCTACGGGGGCACTGGTCGTGTTGCCGCAACAGCAACGTGGGAAAACACGGGCGCAGATAACATTACTGCTAACTCTGTTAACACTGTTGACGCAACCAACAATTTCTTTGGGACAACACGTTGGCAATTAGAATCGGGGGCAACCCCAACAGACTTTGAGATTGAGCCTATTAATGTGACGTTGGCAAAGTGTCAGCGTCACTTCTGGCGGATGACCGAGGACTACCCTTTCACCTCTGGGTCTGTCTTAGCTGGTTCGGGCGGTGCAATGAGCACGACCTTTGCGGTTATTGACTTTTATAATCCTGTGCCAATGCGCGCTGTCCCGACCAGAAGTACAAGCGCCGTCACTGATTTCAGCATGAGCCAAGACAAGCAAGACAGTTTGCAGGCGTGTACGGCTGACGGCGGCGCGTATGGTTGGGCCACTGAATTAGTGCAGTCAGGCGGATTCACAGCGAGTGGCGGTGGCCTGACTGCCGAAGTGCGAACGCAGCTATTCATTGAGAATGGAAGTGGCGGGTTTATGCAATTCAGTGCGGAGTTATAAAATGTCATTAACAAACATTAAATATGCTAACGCAGAAAAGACATCAATTTCTGCAACAGAAAATGGAGTAGCACTCTTTATTCCTGTGTCTGCTGGTAATAAAGAGTATGACACTATTATTGCAGAAGAGCTTACAATTGCAGATTACGTTGCGCCCGATGAAACAATGGTTACTATTAGAGGCAAACGCAACCAACTACTAAAAGACACCGACTGGCAAGGCATGAGCGACGTAACAATGTCAGACGCACAAACAGCATACAGGAAAAAGCTTAGAGATTTGCCAGCAACAAATGCTGATCCTACTAAGATTGTATTTCCAGATGCACCATAACACAACAGGGAATTAAATATGCCTTATATCGGAAATGACATTCAATTTGGTGAGCTAACCAGTCAGACGTTTACTGGTGATGGTTCTACTGTTGCATTTACAATGGGCTACAGTGTAGCTAACACCACATCTATCTTGGTGACTTCTGGCAACGTAGTTCAAGAACCAACGGTAGCTTACACTGTTTCTGGAACGACACTCACGTTTACCTCTGCACCAGAAGATGATGACACAATTCATGTAAGGTTTTTGGGTCGTGTTGTTGATGTTGCGAATGCAGCTATTCTTCAGGACAGCGATCAGGACACTAAGGTACAGGTTGAAGAGAGTGCCGATGAGGATACTATTCGGTTTGATATTGCTGGTGCTGAAGACTTCACAATGACAGCAAACGATTTTACTGCGCTGTCAGGATCAACTATTTCTACTAATACTATTGCAGAAACAACGAGTGGTTCAGGTGTTACCATCGACGGGCTTCTGATCAAAGATGGGGCGGTCAATAACGTAGCTGGTAAGAACCTTGTGCAAAATGGCGCAATGACAATTGCTCAACGTGGGACGGTAACGGGATTAGGGGGAGCAAATGCTTACGCTCTCGATAGATGGCAGTTAGTTTCAGGTGGCGGAGCTGCTCGCGTAACAATTTCTCGAGATACGGACAGCCCCGCTGGGTATGGCTTTTCGCAAAAAATTGATTGCACCACGGTGGATAGTTCGGTGGCCGCTGGTGATCTTATATCAATAATGCATAAAATGGAGGGTCAGAATACAGGCGTTCAAAGCCTCCTGTGGGGAACCTCGGATGCTAAGACTGTAACCTTGTCTTTCTGGGCAAAGACGGATCGTTCTGGCGGCGGGAACATGGGCGTGATGCTACAGTCTGCTGGCACGGACTATTACGCGACCTCAGTTGCGATTACCTCCACTTGGACAAAGTTCACCGTTGTCATCCCCGGATCAGAGAATACCGTGCCGGTCAGTGATAATTCAGTAGAACTTAGCGTGGCGTTCACTATGTACTCTGGCAGCACGTTTATTCAGACAGCAGAAACGTGGATGACTGCTGCGGCTTACGCTGTGTCTGGACAAACGAATTTTATGGACAACACAGGCAATAACGTTTGGTTTACTGGCGTTCAAGTTGAGGTAGGCAGCGTTGCCACTGACTTTGAGCATGAGGATATTAATGTGACGTTGGCAAAGTGTCAGAGGTATTTCCAGCGTGTAAGCTGCGGAAATACTGAAATTGCCTTGGGTTGGTGCAATGCTGTGCGCGAAGCCAAACTTCCTTTCTCGCTTGCTACATCGATGAGGGCTACGCCGTCTCTTAATCACGCCACCGCAAGTCTGTTTTCGCACAGTGATGGTAATGCAGGAACGGGCGCAATCGCTTTGAGCGATTTGCTTCTTCAGCAAGGAGCCAATCACCCACAAATCATTCTTCTGTCTAGGCACAGCGGTGGCAGCACATACGTCGTTGGCGAAACGATGAGGGTGTACGGGAATGATGCGGCGGCGCACTTTGAACTAACGGCGGAGCTTTAAAAATGACAACAATTACTGAAGTTAAGTTTGTTGGAGATGGTATTGTCTCGGCAAAGTTCGATGGCAAAGAGTTTTCTTTTAACAACGTACTGAGCAACGATCATTATGCTGCAATCGTGGAAGAGGGTATTACGCCTAGTGCTTATAATTCTGCCGAAACAATGGACAGCATTAGAGGCAAGCGCAACCAACTACTACGCGACACCGACTGGCAAGCAAGTAGCGATAGGACGATGTCTGACGCAGAGACAACCTACCGGCAAGCTCTCAGGGATTTGCCAAGTACCAACTCTGACCCAACGCAGATCGTCTTTCCAGATGCTCCCTAGGGTATAAAAAGGCTAAAACAATATGACCTTCGTAGAACTATGGCCCATTATCTCTGGCTTCATTGCTGTCGGTGCTATCGCTATAGCTTTTCGTGCGGAGGTACTGGTGCGTATTAAAGTATTAGAAGACAAGATAGTAACT